TGATAAGCATGGCGTTCCCTTATACCGATGGCTCACGTATCGAAGCCACCAATCAATTTGTGTATATGGATTCATATATTTCACCTGCTTGTTATTCATCTGGAACAGACCATAATGTGATCCATTTACAGCCCGCCAATTCCATCTGCTTTCACGATGAGCCACTTCATAAGCGCATTTGAATTGTTTGTAATTAACTATCTTAGAATGTAAATATAACTTGTAATGATCCGTTGATTGCGCTGCTTCGGCATAAGTATTGCCCTGCGTGATAAACGTAAATGCAACGATTAACGCAATAATTTTTTTATTTATATTTGTTTTCTTTATTTTTTTAACTTTTAGGAAAGTTGAAAGATATTCATTCTTGAAAACCCTTTTATTGCTGGTCTTGCTCGTTACGGGTCCATCGTAACGGGTCAAGTCAAGGGCTTTCAGCGTGGAATACGCCGATTGGTTTATAACTCTTTTATAACGTTTTGATAACATTTTGTTATAATTCATTGTCCCCACCTGTGGATAACCCTGTTAATAGTTCCAAAGCTAATTCCGCTTGTTGTGGAACAACGCCATTCCCTAGCATTTTAAGTTGTTGTGATCTGGATAAAGGCAAATCAGTCACCCATCCGGCAGGCAATCCCATCATGTATTCAACGAATTTCGGATTTAATTTATTGTTATCCAGTGGGTTCGGCGGGGTTTGCAGGTGCATTTCACGTCGTGAAGTAAATCTGCGCCGAATGCCCGACATTTGCCGGTTGTATGACTTATATTCGTCGTTGGTGTCGCCAATACATACATTGGTAACGTTTCTTGACGCGTTCCAGGTCCCTTGTAATCCCGTGCGGTTGGTGTCGGTAGTAATTGATTCGCCCAAGCTGCCAAACTCAAGTTGTGATTGCCCTTGATTCCATTCCTGGACTTGTTTTCCCAAATTGCTTCGCTCGCGGTTGGTGTCGGTAGGTTCAGCGATGATGAATAATCGTTCTCGTCGGTGTGGCGCTCCAGCGTCACTAGCTCGAACAATACGCCATTTTGCGTCATACCCGATTTCGGTAAGCCCTTGTAATACTTCTTTAAATCCGAGTGTGATATGTCCTCGAACGTTTTCCATGACGACGATTTGCGGTCTAAGAATGCCAATCGCTTTTTGAATGTGCGGCCAGATGTGTCGCGAATCATCAGTTCCCTTTCGTTGCCCTGCGTTGCTAAATGGCTGGCATGGATAACCAGCGGTCAATATGTCTATTTGTGGCAAAATTGCCCAATCAATCAATTTAATATCGCCATAATTTGGAATTGCAAATCTTTGTTCAATAACTTGACTTGCATATTTATCAAATTCAGCGCACCAAATAGTTTCAGCGCTAAAGAATGTTTCCACTGCTAAATCTAAGCCGCCATAACCTGTGCAAAGTGAGCCTATTTTCATTTATCGTTACCCCATCCAGTTCCCTTAAAGTGTGCAGGTATATTCTTTGGTATTAATCGCTCAACCATAGGACTATCACAGCTGATACACGTTTGTGGATCATTTAACTGGCGATAAAACAGAATTAACTCAAATTCATGCTTGCAAGTGTGGCAAATGTAATCGTATTTAGGCACGTCCCAGTTCCTTACACTTCAAGCATTGGCAACCCGGCTCATTATTGATTATTTCAATACCCATGACTTCGCATTCATAGCACTGCACCAACGCTTTATCATCCGGTAAATTCATTTCATCGTCAAAGACTGCGTGTTTAGTCTTTCTTTTGCATTTGCGACATTTTAAGTAAATCTGCTGCATATCCGCTCCCGAGTAATGTATCGATTGGCATTAAATGATGTTGAGCAATCCACCAGTTAGGCTGGCTGTGATGCTTGTATCTATCCTTTTTGGCTACTGCCACAGGTATCCAGCCTGCAATCCGGTAGAACGGATATGTGCCAGTTACTAATATTGCAATATCAGAATTGCGATCATATTCGTGGATAATTAGCTGGCCATCTGACCAGTGTGTCCATTTTATTTCTAGGATTTCACCCACGTCAGCTTTGATTTTGAATTTTGCTTCCATTGGGTCAAATGGCAAATTAAAATATCTGGCCACTGCCAATTCCGCTGATATTGATTCAGCAAATTCAGCCATCGAACCATGCCAGCCAATCGCTCGATTGTAATGGCCTTTGTTATGACGTGGATTGCCATATTGAAACGATAACTGCAACGCCGCATCATGGCATTGATAAGCATCGCTTTCACTTAGCTTGATTGTGTCGTTGCCTGTAATCACTGCTCAACCCGGCAATCCTGGCAAAGTTCCAGCCAGTCGTCGGTTCCAGCAATAAAGACGGTCATAATTTGGCTTTCGCGCTTATACGCATAGCAGGTATCGCACTTTTTAGCATTTTCGCGTTTGATGTCGCTGTCGCCATCGAAATATACGATGTAACGTAAGCCAGTTTCACGATCGATTTTGAGCATTTCAACGTAACCCATTATTTGATTCTCCAGTTGCCACTAGTAGCTGAGCGAACCGCCCAAACTGCTTCGCATTGTGCGCTTTTGGTTTTTTCTGTGCAGAACCAGCCGCCCCATTCCCGGCCATTCTTTTCACCGGATTTGAATATCATGTGTCCGTGCGCGCAAATAGGTGATTCTGATATTTGTTCTGCACCTAATGAATCTGCAATCTGTTCGATTGCGCTTGCAGCTGTAGGTATTGATTCCTGTTTTGCCGCATTTAAGCCCCAAGCACCTTGATCATCGGCATTTATTTGCTTCGATGTGGAGCGCTCAACCTGCTCCATTGTTTCGCGATTAGGCTTTTCGTTTGTGGCAAGGGCAACGCTTATTACGCGCCCAATCGCGCTGCTGGTCGTATCCTCAATAAACCAGCGTTTCATGTTATTTGGATAGAACGCCACGTTTCCATAAGCAAAATCCCTAAATGCCGGGCTTGCATCCGACGCGTCGCGGTAGAAATCTGCCTGGACTAACGCAAAGCCAGCAGCTAGATCGTGTTCAATAATATTTGCGATGATACGCAAATTTGGATACTTCTCGTGCGCCAGCTTTACTTTTTCATTTACCGTTAAGTAATTATCCAGAAATCCCATTACTTCACCAGCTGACTAATATGACGATTTACTGCGCGACCGCGCATATAACCTTTAACCTGGCCAACGTCGAACCCGCGTAAATAACCAACGCCAAAGCCCATTCCAAAGAACCAAATAAATCCAATCCATTGATAGATGTTCATTCTTACTCCCGATACCCATTCGGACGTTCGCCGAATTAGGTGTATTAAGAATGACTGCATTGACCAGTCTTAGTCAAGCAATACGCTTAACTTCGGCGTGTCCTACTTATCGTGATTTTCGATGTGCTTGATTAGCATCGTGCGGATTTCTTTTAAGTCCTCGCGCACGCCACTGGCAAATCCATTAGATACTGGTCTGGAATTCTTTTCTGCTTTAGCCGCAAATAACGCCGCAATTCCAGCAATAGTCGAGCTTGCGACCATTGCGATCGCGGTAATTACTTCGGTCATTTTTCAGATTTGACCCCGAATGACGCATCCTTTGGATTTAGCCAGCGAAGTAGCGGTGGCAAGACTGCCGCTAATCCGGCTGCGCTTAACTTCTTAGGATCGGTTTCACCTGCAAGGTATAAGGCCAAAGCTGCCGCGACGAATGAACGGGCATAACTAGCTGCGATTGTCTTTATATCTTTCATTTTTTAAGTAAGCCTTTCTTTTTTGGTTTTGCTTGCTTAACGCCAGGTGCTTCTACTTTTGGATATTCGCCTTTGAATGGAACGTATTTTGGACGACTAAAACCGATTACGTGCGTATCTAGCGGGCGATTTTTAACCATGACCATTCCGCCATTATCCTGTGATTTATCAGATGTATTGCCCTCAATAGTAATAACGTGATCATCATGGACTTCAACCACAATACCAATGTGCTGGATTTCGCCCTTAGCGCCCCAACCTAAATAAATTAAATCGCCAATCTGCGGCTTATCTGAAACCCAACGTCCGATGTCTTTCATCTTGTGAGCGCCTTGAATTGTGCTGATCTGGCTAGGCACGCCTTTAACGCCAGCTTCTTTTAAGCACCAATCAACGAAATAACCGCACCAAGCTAAGCCATTGTCGTTATTATATTTAACCTTGTTAACTGGCTTTTCGGTAACGCCAATTTCGCCTTTTGCGACTTCAATCAAAGCCGCATTTGTGCCGCTAGGAAAGGAAAGCATCGATTTCTGCTTCTGTTAAACCAAGCGCAGCTAGTTTTGCTTTTGCTGATTCTTTGGCTTCTGCCTTTTCAGCTGCTGCTGCTTCGATTGCTGCCTGTTGTTCAACCCAAGCCGCATGATCCGCGTCGCGTTGAGCAATTTCGTCCGCAGTTAATGGTGTTTCGGTTGTCTGTCCGGATTCGCAATCTACGACGATTTTCATTGGTGTATCTGTCTTTGCCATTTGTTTTCCTAACTGTTCTTGATTCCATAAAGGTAAGCGGTTGAGTGTTGAGCCACTGTGCCACCAGCACGACCAACGATTGAAAGCGAAGTAATCGCAGAAGTGCTACTCCATAACCACGCTTCCGCAGTCGCATAAGCGCCAGCGGCATTGTTTTCTGAAACGATATCCATTGAAATAGATTTATTATTAGAAGTGTTGGCGTAATTAGGGATATAAATTTGCCCGTTAGCAAAAGTGCTGGCGGTTGTCCCAGAAGCGTTTGTTTGAACTTCTGTATATGTGGACGATACTGCCGACGAGCCAGTTCCCATAACTCGCATAGCTGTCTGATTGCTTGAATTTCCATTAACATAAAGCGTAAATGTGTTTATATCAGCAGTATTTCTAGTGGAAAATTCTAAGCATAAATCCGTATAAGTAGCAGGAATACTAGTAAAGTCAATACTGCTAGCGCCACCAGCGCCAACAGTTACGCTTGAAATTAGTGTGTATGTATTAGGCATTTAACACTCCGTAAAGGGTAAAGGTTGAACCAGTAGCAAAAGTGCCAGTAGAAGCTAAAGTGATTGAAGTAATAGCGGCGCTGTTACGCCATAAACCAACAACCAAATCTACTTCATAACCTGTAATGTTGGAACGAGAAATAGCAGTTTTATAGGTAGTAGAATTTGAATAATTTTGAATGTTAATAATTGTTGTGCCAATAGTTGTATATGTATATGCAGCACCAATATAAGCGCTTGAACTATTGCGGTTTGAACTAGCAGTCGTGCCTGTTCCATAAAGGCGAGTATTTGAATAATTCGTTCCAGTATCGCCATTAAATTGTAGTTTTAAGTCTTGACCACCACTTGTTGTTGTGGCATTTACAATAGCAATAATGTCGGTATAAGAACCAAGAGAATTGAAAGTAACACTAGACGAAGTGCTGCTCAGCGTAGTAGTCGCTATCGGTGTATAAGTAGAAGCCATTAGCCTTTCACCCCATAAAGTGCGAATGATGAGTATTCGGAAAACAATGTTCCATTAGCGGGAGTGGCTGTTATGGTTGAAACTGAAGCGGGAGTGGCTGAATATAAACCACTTAAAAACCAAATTTCACCAGAACCATTATTATCTATGCCGCCCAACGAGCGTATAGTCTTATTTTTATTTGTGCTTGTATAATCCAAAATATCTATAATGCCAGCGCCAAAAGATGAACCAGAAGTGCCACCACCAATTCGATAAATCTGGAATGAAGTTTGTAAACTACCATCATTTCCTGCTATGGCAGAACTTCCATTTCCATAAAGCCAATGTTGCCAATACTTAGAAGTAGAATCAGAATTAAAAGTCATTAAGAAAGCATCTACGTTATTACCGCTACGATTATCTTTTCCTAAAAATCTGATTTGTAAATGCTTGTAAGTGCTGGGAATGCTGGTAAATGAAATGCTCGATGAACCACCAGCGCCAACAGTTACAGTAGCAATAGATTCGTAAGATGAAGTAACGCGCGGATAATTAGCGCTGGCGATAATGCCGGGAATGACTAGCATTACGCCAAATCGCCTACGATTGTAAAAGTATTGCTTGCGGTGCAGACAATTGTGCAAGCTGAATACTGAGCGCGTAGTTTAGGCGCGCTTGAACTTGCGCCTGTTGAAGTAATGGTTACGCCAGAACCTTGTGCAAAGGTAACTTGACCCGCGCCAATTTGCTGCAAATGAATCACGTTGCCAGCGCTAAATACTGATGGCGGAACGGTTACGGTAATTGCTGAAGCATTTGACGCGGTAACCCATTTGCCTAGATCAGCAGCTACTAATGTGTAAGTTGTGCCTGTTTGAGCGTTAAAAGATAAAGTCGTATCGTCTTGTTCAATCCAAGTAAAGTCCATGTCGGTATTTGAAGTTTTGCTTAATACCTGCCCAGTTGTGCCGCCTTTAAGCTCCGCCATCGATGTATCGATGCCGCTACCCAGTGAAGCGATAGCGGTTGCACCGTCTTTGACTAAATCCGTCGATTGCGGAATAGGCCAGGAAAAATTCGTAGTCGTCGTTGCCATTTTAAGATACCACTCCAATCGCGTTTAACCAGGTAAGTGTAGAACTTAGGCTGCTCCAAGTTTCGGCGACACTCACCTGTTCCCATTTAACTGCAACCTGATTAAATGCCACTGGCGAAGCATTAAAGGTAAGTTGCAAACCATTATATGAAGCTCTAAACGACCAGCCCTCGACATAACCCTGAAATACGCCATTGGTTGCAATATTGCCAGGCAGGTTTTCTATTTGAACTGGTAGCCCCATAAATATATTTATCAGCGCGTCGCGATCTGTATTGTCTAATTCCGGATTGCCTAAATCGTATGTGATTGACTGAAACCGTTGATAAGGAACTGAGCGCAGACTTACGTATCTTTCAGCTAGTGAAGTCGCATCTGCTGATTTGCTAATATTCCAATTTTCGCTGACTGCATAAAGACCATAACTTGTCTGACTTGCCGCATCCTCTTTGGTAACGCTAGACCCGTAATTATTGCCATAATTTAGAATTAACTTATTACGAACGTCGCCAACTCGCTGCGTCGTGGAAATGCCATTAAATGCCGCCTGGTTGGCATCGATTGTCGTATAGCCATTGGCAGCCAAATAATCCTGTCTGTGGGTCGTATCGGCATAACCAATATTTCCGTTGGCATCCTCATAAATATAACCAAATGCGCTAGTTGCTATTTGGCTTACTAAATCGTAAAGGATTGTGCTGGAAGCTGTGCGAGCAATCATTTCGTAATCACCCGGCTGGTCAATTTCGCCTAGCCCTTGATTTTGAGCATTTGCCCAAGTAATTGTTGGATCATAGCTTGCCCAAGTCTGCGAAGCTGATACGTTTGTCCAGGTTCCTAATAGGTAATTATCAAGCAAGTCATATATTTGGTTTCCGTCATAATCCTTGCTCAATACGCCATCCGTAATAATTTTAGTTAATTTGGCCAGCGCACCCGTAGCGGTAACGGTGGCATTTGTAACCACAGCTGCTGATCCAGCATTCTGCACGCCAATATTTATATCGCTGACCCAACCGCCAAAGATAGGCACGAAAGTCCCAGCGGAATCTTTAACTTCGATTGTTAGTTGATAATTGATTCCCCAGTCATAAACGGAATTATCAAGGTTGATTAAATTTATTTGGCAATAGCCCGCATTAGCTTGACTAAAAATATCCGTTCTGCCAGATGTGATTGTTAAGTTAGCAAGCGTCGCACCTGTTACGACTGTGCCATCTATGGATACTTGCCATTCCGGTGTCCAAACGGTCATAGTCCAGCAAGCATTCCTGCTCCGGCAGTGCCGCGATAAGTGCCATTATTAAATGCTTGAATGACTGAATTAGTAAAGCCCGCTTCATCGATAATCGATGGAGCATTAACATTGACTGTTACCGTCGGCGTTTGTGTAGGCAAAGTAGGCAAGATGCTTGCGCCCGGAGTATTAGCTGCTGAAGTGCCAATTTTAGGTAAAGATGCAATAACGCTAGAAGCTCCAACCACGCCTGTTGAGCCTGTCGAACCACCACCACCGCCGCCTGTTGATGGCGGCGTAATTGTAGGAACTGAAACGCTAGGGACGTTTGTGGAAATTTTAGGAATGCTAATTGTTGGACTTGAAACTGTTGGAATAGTTGGAATATTAGGCAATATCGGTATTCGATTATAGGCTTCAATAAGTTTATTGATTAAGCCAATAGCACCATTGA